GATCAATCCTTGGTTATAATTGGGGAACTTTTCTTCCCTCAACTGTTGAAATACTAGTTGTAGGAGGCGGAGGCGGAGGCGGTTATGACATGGGTGGTGGTGGTGGTGGTGGAGCCGTAGCTGCGGGAACTATGCTTGTTCAACCAGGAACTTATACCTTAACAATAGGAGCTGGCGGTTTAGGCAATGGGGCAGGAATTAATGGAAACGGCGGTGCTCATCAGTTTACGAGTGGAAGCGCAAATGGTTCAGATAGCTCAGTTATAACTCCTTCTTTTGAAAGCATTATCTCAAAAGGTGGTGGTTTTGGTGGGAGCTCTTACTGGGATTACACTCCCGGAGCTGCAGGTTCTGCTGGAGCAAATGGTGGTGGAGCTTCTGGATACAGTAATGGCACAGGACCTGGTGGTCGCTTAGGTGGTACATCAACTCAACATATTACCGGGACCTTAGAAGGACTGCTGACTGTTACATCTGGTGCAAATGGATATATCGGCGGTCATGGTGGGCCACAGTACTATCCTGGCGGAGGTGCTGGAGCAGGAGAAAATGGAATTAATTCACCTAACACTCCTCATGGCGGTATTGGACAACTAAATGCCATCACAGGTGTCTCTTACTACTGGGGAGGTGGAGGTGGACGGAATAAATAGTGGATCTGCTGGTGGTGGAGGATCAAATAACGCTCAAACAAATACTCCCGGTGGAAATGGTGGTACAAACACTGGGGGAGGTGGTGGTGGTGGATCTCACTACAACGCTACCAACAAAGGTGGAAATGGTGGTTCTGGTATAATAGTAATTGCTTATCCAACTACTAGTGCAGCAATAACAACAATAAGTGCAGGGCTTACTTGGTCGGTGAGTACATCAACAAGGTCTGGATATATAGTTTATCTATTTACTTCCGGTACTGGAACAATAACTTTTTAAGGAGATACAATGGCACATTATGCATTTTTAGATGAAAATAATATAGTTACTGAAGTTATAACAGGCAGAGATGAAGATGAAGTGGTTGATGGAATCTCCGATTGGGAAGCATACTACGGTGAGTTTCGTGGACAGAGATGTGTTAGAACTTCTTATAATAGCAATATTCGTAAGCAGTATGCAGGAGTAGGTTATCTTTATGATGAATTGGCTGATGTATTTATTTCACCAAGCCCTTTTGCATCTTGGGTTTTAAATTCAAACTATGATTGGGAAGCTCCTACGCCAAGACCATACGATGGTAAGATGTACATTTGGAATGAAGAACAACTTTTATGGGTAGAGATAAATTCAGAATCAATACCTCTATAAAAATAGTATTACTATATAATTATTGATTCCATAAAGAAGGAACTTAAATGACAGTTTTAAAACAATACAATACAAATACCTCACAATGGGAACCAGTTGTAATAGGTGTACCGGGACCAACTGGTGCAACGGGACCTACGGGACCTACGGGACCCACAGGTCCAACTGGGCCATCTGGAAGTATTGGTACGGTAACACTGGATGATCTTTCTGACGCAATAATAACAAGTCCGACCACTGCTCAAGTCCTAAGGTATAACGGAACTAACTGGGTCAACGCAGCTACCACTAATATTACAACACTAGGCACAATTATTACTGGTGTTTGGAACGGTACATTAGTTGGATCGACCTATGGTGGAACTGGAGTAAATAATGGATCAAGCACAATTACTCTTGGTGGAAACTTTACAACATCTGGAGCATTTACTACCACTCTTACCGTTGGGGCAAATACAAACGTAACGCTTCCATCAACAGGTACATTGGCTACACTTGCTGGAACTGAAACCTTTACCAATAAAACCTTTACAAGTCCAGTAACAAATAGTCCTACTTTAACCTTATCAACATTATCTTCCACTACAGATGCTAGGATATCCTGGGATTCTACTAATAAGAAAATACAAGTTGGTAACGGAACAATATCATTAGACTTTGCTTCTTCTAATATTATTACGAATGCGCAAACTGCCAGTTACACTCTTATTTTATCCGATAAAGACAAGATGGTAGAGATAAGCAATGCATCAGCCAACACCTTAACCGTTCCATTGAACTCTTCTGTGGCTTTCCCAGTCGGAACACAAATAACAATTCTTCAAACAGGTACAGGTCAAACAACTATAACTGCAACAGGTGGAGTAACAGTAAATGCAACGCCTGGACTTAAACTTAGAGCTCAATGGTCTTCTGTTACATTAATAAAAAGAGCTACCGATACCTGGGTTGCACTTGGAGACTTGCAAGCTTAGTCTTTTTTAATGCACCAAAAGTTAGTAGAACACCAACGATATCCACTTTTAATTTCTTTGACTTGATGTGGAAATTCATCTTTTGCAGGAAAGCAAATAAACATTCCAGGTTCTGGCTTAATAAGTAGATCTTGTTTAGGAAAGTAAATTTCTCCACCCTCATAATCATCATTATAGTAAAGTACTGAGCTAAGATCTCTAGTTGGATGTCCAGCACCAGTTTTCAAGCCAACACTTTCATTTTGAGCAGATCCGTGATCTAGATGAACAGGCATTAAGTCTCCAGCCTTCATCTCCACAACACTACTTATTCCTTCATCGTACACTTTGCACTCAAAAGAAGTTTCAATAAACTGCTTTAATGCATCGTAATACTTACTAAGAAGCTCAGGTAAGTTAGGACTGCCATTTCCAGAATAAACTCCAAATGGAGAGTATCCAGATTCATCAATCGTAACTGGAGTATTTTTTAAATATAATATAATTTGTTCTAGATCTTTTTTATCTATAATATTTTTAAATATATAAACTTTATCCATTTTTATAAACTTTCTTGATCAGTCATTGGTTTTGCATACTTCAAAAAATCTGACTTCTTAGCATAAGCCCAGTTTCTAGCAAACTGTCTATTTTCTGATGTAAATCCACCTTTTACACAATGAATCATATAAAGAAGATCAGGAATAATAAAATCTCCTTCATCCCATTGCCACCACATTTTAACAGATTCATTACTTTCAACTTGATTACAATACCATTTTTTAATTTCATCAAATAATAAAACTTGTTGATCAGAAGGATTATTACCATTAACGCTTATCAATGAATCTTCACCAAAATGCGGAGATAATCTTAAAATATTTTTTCCACTATTCCTATGTTGTATTACACATCTCCTGTGAGGAAAGTTCATTGTAACATGAGTGATTACTATAGATTTTAAAAAATCTTGCCAGTCATTAGGCATTAGAGAGTAAAGATAAGAAGAATCTATAAAGCCAGTATCACCATGTCCTTTAGGACATGTAAACTTTGTCATATTCCAAGAAGCTGCAACCTGAGTGTACATTCTCTCCAAGTGCTCAATGTGCCATTGAATTATTATTTCATCTTTACCAATAACAGTATCGTACATTGAAATTGAATAATTGTGATCTTCTGTATGTATGTTTGATACATAATTCCATTTTAATTTTTCCGCAAAAAGATTAACAACGTGCTCTTGCTCAATGGTAGATAGATATATTTTCTTAAAGCACACCAATCCATGATCTAAGAATATTTTTATATAATTATCAATATTTTTAACAATATCACTATAAGAAGAATCTTTAATAGGTTGTATTTCTATCATATTATCTCAATTCAGTAATGGTATAGAAAGAAGGAGTGGTATATCTTTCTCCAGAAATAATAGGCTTTACTCCATGAAGATAGTTTACGTCACCAGGATGAGCAACTGCTAAGCCAGGTTTTGGTTTAATTATTACATCATAATCTGGGTAGTATAGTTCTCCACCTTCAAAATCATCATTATAATAAATCAAAGAATTTAAATCATATGTGGGAAAAGGATTAGGTCTTCCATCATTCATTTGCTTATCAGCATGAGGTTTTTGTTCCATTCCTGGTCGCCATTTTATAATTACTGGTGATCTTGTTGAAAGCCCTACGTTGAAAAAATCTTCTAAGCATACTCTCATTTTCTGAATATATTTTTCTATAATATTATAGACATCAATATTAATTCTACTCAATATATCCCAACTACACTGCCTATTTGACCAATAGGAAGCATCATAAGTGCATGTTCCGTCTTCGGCGTATTGGTTTTCTCCTGCATCCATCCATTCTGAAATTGTAGGCAAAAAATCTTGTATAATTTTAAGATCTTCTAATTCAACAAAGTTTTCATAGACCTTTATATTTGCAACATCCTTGCCAAAGTGTCCTGGTTCTACTAAAGACTCATCCATCTTGCGGCTCCAATCTAGTTTGATTTGCCAATTTGCATGTGCTATATTATAGCAGAACTAAAAAGACAATTACCCTTAAGGAAAAAATGGAAATTTATAACGTAGAAGATCCTAAATTTGGAATTATCCTATATAGAGATGTAATGTCAGATGACCTCAATGTTATCGGCAGATTAGAAGAAACCCTAAAAGATAGCGAGCATGAATACTTTAAGTGGAATACTGCTACAGTTGGTTATAATACCCCAATGCCAGATTACAGAGACTGTGTTGACCTAAAAGTTGGTCCAGCTCATTGGCCTCATTTACCTGAGGAATTAAAAGAAATTAAAAATATTTACGATGATACAGACGCCATATTAAAAAAATGTCTAACAGATTATGAATCTAGATATAATTTTAAAATGGAATTTATGGAATCTATCAACTTTGTAAGATATGAAGTTGGGCAGCATTTCTCGGTTCATACTGATCATGGTTTTTCATACACATGCACTCTTTCTTCCATAGTGTATTTGAACGATGATTATGAAGGCGGAGAGCTTTGGTTTCCATATATAAACTTAAAATTTAAGCCCAAAAAAGGAGATGTGCTCTTTTTTCCATCGACTTATATATTTGCTCACGGTTCTATGCCAGTAACTGAAGGTGTTAAATATTCAGCAGTTACCATGTTTGATTATAAAGACAATAACAAAGAGTATCATCAAATGGCCAATCTTAATGATGGGACTAAGGAAGAATCTGGAGTTACCCTTAAAAAACTTTAATATGTCTAAAATAAGATTAACTAAATTTCATCAAAATCCGCCAGACATAAAGCAATCTAGGCTAAAAAGAGACTGGATGGATGAGACATATAAAAAACATGCTTACAAGTGCCTGCCAATGACTGCAGCAAATGTAAATGGCTGGGAGATAATCCTTCAACAAGATGTAGTAGTACAATGGGATGGAGACAATAGTCCACCTAGAGTCTTAGAGGGTGAATTCTTAAATGGAAGAGCAGTAGTGATACCTTCTATAATAGGTATTATCTCTTTTGCTACAGGGTGGGCAATTAACACCGAAGATGGTTATGATACATGGGTTACAGGTTCTCCTAACTACTTTGTGGATGGAGCGGTCCCCTTATCTGCCACTATACCAAGCTCTTGGTGGCCTGATGAATTTAACATGAATTGGAAGATAACCAAGATTGGCGAACCAGTAACTTTTAAGGCTGGGATGCCATTTATGTTCTTTAATATATACGATAATAGTCTTTTAGAAGATACTGAATTTATGATAGAAAATCTATGGGATAAGCCAGAATTAATGGCTAAAAGAAAGTCATACAGTGACGCAAAAATGAAAAAACTGCACGAACAACCATGGACTTGGATGAATGGAATTAGGAGTGGTTTAGACGAAAACGGTAATACCATAGGCCCAAAACATGATGGCCTCTTGAATCTCATCGATCCAACTTAATAACGTTTTACTTCGGTTGCAAAATTTAGATAACTTATGTACTATATCCATATAGTTCTTGATACAAAGGAAAACAAATGCTGTTTGGTATTGATCCGTCAGAGTTTGATCCAGATACTTTTGAAGTAGAACAAGCAGGGCTTTCAGATCAAGCTATTATCGAAGAAAGACAGCATCTAAAAAGTGCAATTAATGCCTTAGGTATAATAAATGCTCAAATTAGCTTATTGGAAGAGTAATGAAATTTAACCTTTCTTTAGAAGAAAAACAACAAGCATATCAAACTGTAAAAACTGAACTTGAAAAGTATTTAATTGTAAGACTTTCAGTATTAGGTATAGACCCAGAGGAATTTGATGAAGATAGCTTTATCCCTGCAGAAAACAGCACTGCTGAAAAAGATATATATGATATAATCTGTAAGATAAAAGATATAGATAGTAAAATATCTTCACTATAATTGGAGACTAGATGCAGTATAAAGCGCCTCAAGAATACGATCCGTCAGCCTATGCCTGTTATGCCATAACTAATGTCAAAGAGGACTTTACTCTCAATACAGTGCATCCTCGTGGGTTGCAGGAGTATCTAGATTATGACATATATGATATTGGCGATAAGACTTTAATAGCTTTTACTAAAATTAATGTTTATAAGACTGATTTTGTGTATAGAATTGTTTCGCAAAATTATACAGAAGATATACAATCAGATAATTATGAATATTTATCTGAAGGATTACACGGATCCTACGACAAGAACAAGCATGTTTTCTATATTATGCAATCAGTTTCTGATTTTAATACTGCGTCGTCAGGAGCCTATCAACCAGTAGATACATCGAGAAGATGCGACCTTGAAACATATAGTGCTTTAGGATTTCATGATATAACAGTAGCTGATGGTCAACCTTATTTTATTGACACTAGCTATATGACGGATAACAATATCAAGGGATGGACAATCTATCTAAGTTCAATGTCTAATATCTATGTACTTAAATTAGAATTTGATCACATAGATGAATCAGCATATAAGAGTTGGTCAGCTTCTACTTTGATGGGTGAGACTTTTACATACGTTTTAAAGATGGCATATGAATGGTCTTTGACTAACCAAGAACCATGGAATAACTCTGAGAATGTCTCAACACGATGCAGAAGCGCTTTTGAAGATTGGAATATGCCAGATGACGTAATCCAGGAAATATTAGATTGTCAACCATCTACTTCATTAGGTTTATTTTTAAGTGGTGACAATAATCCAAGAAGATCAGTTGAAGAAAATAGAATACTTCCAACTAAGTTTAAAAATTGGTATCTTTCTAGGATCAGGTATAGAACATTGGGTTCTATAAAAGAAAACTATCCAAATGAATTGTCTATTCCAGATTCTATGTTACAGAAAGAAAAAACATTTTTTGAAACTGAAATATATAAATTTTGTATTAAAAATGAATTAAACATACTTTCAACTACTTCTGTCGATATTCTAGATAAAGCTTATACAATTGATAAACTTTATAAAGAACAGAATAACAGTATTACTGATATAATTACCAAAAATATTTATTTGCAAGACAGAGATTTAATCAAAGAGTATCAAGAAATGAAAAAAAAACCTTATCCAGTATATGAGGGTTCATAGTGGATAATTTTACTAAACTTCCTCAAAAAGTAACAAACCAATTAGATGACGGTATGTTTCAAATAGTATATAAATCTTCTTTAGATAGAAGTAAATCATTAGAAGAACTATTGAAGCAAAAAGATAAAGCGATAAAAGAAATAGCACAATCTTTTTCTACACTTTATAATGATCCTAAAGATATTAAAAAATGGATTGATTTAAATAATCTTATACAAAAATGTAATGGTATATAATAAGAATTATTTTTTATGATAGTAAAAGACGACTACCTAAGTAAAGATCTATACAATCAAGTAATAAAAGATAGT